TAAAGACTCGTGCATCTGGTTGTGTATAAGTAACCAGTCATCAATGTTAGATGGGTCTATATCTTCTATAGGATAAAAAGGCGTAGATATTCCCTTACTATTTAAAGTCTGAAAGAATAATTGATGTTGTAGATAGTTCTCAAACTCAAACCGCTTAAGACCTTCTAAATCACCAAATTCAACATATGATAAATCATCAAAGTTCAACTTTTGTCTGCCTTGTTATCTAACTTGTTAAATATCTGCTTACAAATATCTTTAATTTCGTCTATATCTCTGTGATAGTCTTCTTTTGTTACATAGTCTCTAGGCATAGCACGAACATCTGAATCTAAACGTTCTATAGCCTTAGTAATGTTGTTAAGCACCCATCCCGCAAGAAATCCTGCAATAGTTACTACTATGTCAAAGATTTGTTGTAATTCCATATTACGCACCAACCTTTGCTTCTAGAGCTGTTACTTTTGCTTGTAATGTTGTTACTTGAGCTGACAACTCCTGAATGGACTTTAGCATTGCATATTTCAAATCTGTTTCGTAAATTGAAAGCTTATACTCTGGTTTTTCGTCTGTACCAATATTAAACTGAGTAACTAATTCAGGAGCAACCGCTTGTACATCTTGTGCAATCACACCAAGATTTAATTCATTGTCTGTTTGGTCATTAAATAAAAATGTTTTAACTGGTATTTGATTTAATTTATCAAGATAATTACCTGCAGGATTAATATCTTTCTTCATTGTTTGATCAGAAAGATTGCTATTGTTTGCTGAATAGTTATAAATTCCACCGTTAGAGGCAACATAAAATCTATTTGCCCCACTATCGCTACAAAACAAGAAATAATTAGATGTATTGTTTGGTGCTACGTTTGTGTAATTTACATTAATACCGTATGTTTGTGCAGATGAACTGGCATTTGTAAACCAACCAGTCCATTGATTTGAAGTGCTTGTGCTTACAGTAAATTTACCTATAGCAGTTGTAGTACCAACCAACAAATTACCACTATTATCTAGTGTCATTGCTGTGGTAAAAGTAATTGGGTTACCTGCTGTTCCAGATGCTGCTGTGTACCAACTGTGTACTCCATTTAATTGTTGATAGGCGGCGGCATAGTTGGTGTTAATGTAAATATCGTTTGTGCCGTTGTAATAACGATTTGAAGACACCAACACTTGAGAAGTATTTGTACCACCATTAATTGAACCAGAAGCTCCAATTTGAATCGCTTTTTGCGTTGACACCCAAGCACTAGTAGTAACACCTACACCTACGTTTTGGGCTGTATCTATTGTTACCGCAGTATTGCCATTTGTTACCATCGTAATAGCACCATTAGCACTTGCTATAGCAACATTAGATGTACCGTTAACAATAGAATTTGTACTTACGTTACTTGTACCCCCCTGTATAGTCACATTTGTAAGCGTCACATTACCAAGGCTTGTAACCGTATTTCCGAGAGCAACAGATGTATTACCAATAGTTACGGAACTATTTGCAAGAAAATTATTAGGTATGCCAGAAGCCACACTACTAATAGTTACGTTAGCAAGAGCTACGTTAGCAAGCGTAGTAACTGTGTTTCCAAGAGCAACTGATGTTGTTCCTATAGTCACAGGCGTAGCAAAGTTTGTATCTAACTCTGATAGCGGTATTGATGATGTTGCACTTGCAAATGTATAAGGTACGCCAGACATATTAGAACCTCACTCTTAATTCATGTTCAAATTCAAATGTGTTAACAGTAAAAGCAGGATTGCTAGAAGTCATTGTTAACCCTAAATATTTTCCATATTGTGCAGCATCTGACTTATATAAGAAATAGCCAGACTGCAACAACCACGCAATTGTTTGACTAGAAAAATTAGTCCACCCTATTGCATTATTACTATTGTTTATCCACGTTGCCGTAGAATTAGAAAGAACATACGGGCTACTAGAACCCGTCTCACTGTCTACAGTTACGCTAAAGTTACCGCCTTGAGTTAACGTTGCCTCTACCGCAAATTTTAACGCTTGCTTGGTTCTTATGGGGTCACCCATATCCATCAACGCAGTCTGTATATAACTGTTAACAGCACCTGTATTGTTATCATAAAGTTGGTACAAAGCATTAGATTGTGTACCGTAAAGGTTTATTTTCCCAGATAGGGGCGCAGAAGTAAGATATTGCAATGTTCCTTGGCTAGTAATGAACCATTTTTTTTCAAAAAATACTGCTTGTATATACCTAGACCCACCAGAACCATAAGGACAACTAGAGTTAACATAAAAGTTAAATACAGCACAGAGAATGTTATTTAACAATGTTTGACCAGCAGTTACAGGTTTTGTAAAGTCAATATAGGGGAAAATACCATCAAGAGGGTCTGAAATCTTGGTTGTTGTAGAACCTACAAGAGCATATACACCGTAATCGTTCATAAACAACACAGAACGGAAATACGGAAATATGGCGTAAATACGTTTAGAACCTATAGACGCAGATACGTTGGTATTTGTAAATACAGTTGCACCCGTAGATGTAACTTGTAAATTAGAAAACACGTTGATAGAGTCATCTCCAAAAACGTATAAAAAGTTGTTGGCAGACAATAATGCCTGTATATTGCCGTGTAAAGTAGAGTCTGTTAAGTTAAAAGCTACCGCAGATACGGATGTAAAGTCTGTGGGTGATACAGAAGAAGATGCGTAAACTGTACGCCCCGCTGCAACCCAAACACGCCCAGAGAACGTTGCCACATCCACAATACCGTTGGTGTTGACAGTAGCAGTAATGTTTGCACCTGTTCCAGAGCCTCCAATACTGACTGTTGGTGCGCTTGTGTATCCTGACCCTACGTTATTCATAATAACCTGGGTAATAACGTTACCAGAAATGACTGCAGACGCATTTGCTCCTGACCCTCCACCTCCGCTAAAGGTTACGTAAAGAGAACCGCTAGTGCCGTATCCTGTGCCTCCATTGTTGACTTGCACAGATACCGTACCAGTTGCAAACGTCACCAGTTGAGCTATTGCTGTAGCGTTAGCACCACCCCCACCAGTAATGGTCACTGTTGGCTGAGAAGTGTATCCACTACCTGCGTTGGTCAAAAGAATACTGCTGACCGTATTAGCTGTTGTAGTTGTTGCTACTGCTGTAGCTTGTTTACCACCTGTTTGATTAGGAACAGAAATAGTAACGTTAGGTGCACTTGTATATCCAGTACCAGGGTTAGTTATTGCAATAACACCCACAGCACCAATAGACACTACATTATTACCATCCCATGAATACAAACCCTTAGATGGGTCACCTATAAATACGTTTGTGTTTTGATATTGAGCTGCACTAACACCAGATGATGAAAACGTACCTGCAACTGCAACATTTCCAAGTTTGGAAGTTGTTAAGTCAAAATATTCCATTTGACCGTTGGCTTCTGACGCAATAATGTAATCATCAGTCACGTTGGCAGATGTTAAATAACTAACCGTGTTAGAAAATACAACCGCTACATTACCTACGTTGGACACTGCAGATGATGTTGGAGTTATTTTGATGTTGCCAAACCCTATAGGCATGGCATTTTCTATCCAATTAAACTCATCCTTGTCTATAGCAGTGCGGTTGGCTTTGGTATTTAAACCTTTAAACTGCTTAACAATTGCATAAGACTTTTTTTGCTCGGCTGATGCCATTCTTAACCTCCACTACTGTAGGGGTTAGGGATTCTCCTAGTGTATGTACTGTTGAGTACATTTAACACTTTTTTATTGTATTGTTGTTGGAATATTTCAGCTTCACCATAGCTTTGTTCGTAAAACTTGGCTTTGTAAGCTGCGTAATATTGAATAGCCGTATTCCACGGGTCAATAATTGAATCTACAGTGTTGGGTGAAGTTATAGACAATGCAGTTGGCAATATAACCGCGTCCATCTCAATATAGTAAGACTGGTCAGGTACAGGAGCAATGTATATTTGTTGTTGACCGTAAACAGAAAAACAAATAGGTCTTCCTATGTAATTTTGCCAATAACGCAGTTGAGCAGTGAAGTCAGACCAAGGAAGATACCGCATAGGTATACGGCTATTACCCCAATACAGATTGATATTGAGAACATCAACCGTGTTAATTCCGTTAGGTAGCGCAGCAAATGGGATAATTTCAGCATTTTGTACATATAACAAAGTTGCAGTTCCGTCTGCAAATGCTGTAGACGGGGGAAATATGTTTGTTCCTGTTGGGTACGCAGGTGCAGTAGAACCAGACGTTCCAGATGTTTGGTACTGGTAAATGTAAATATTACTAAATACATATTGACCAGCAGATACCGCAGTATTAGCAACCCAGCTTGTGGCTGGTGTGGTATTTGTGTTTGTGCTGTTATACGGATTAGAAGACGTTATTGGAGTAGACGTATTCTGAATAGTACGAAGACACCCAGTATCTCTAACTAACTGGGTTCTGGCTTCGTTGATATAAGTTGTTAGCTGATTCTGCGTCCAAAAGACGTTTGTGGAGTCATGCAACAAATTTTCAACTTGTGTGAGGTAATCATTGAGCGTTGCCATGAAGCATCCATTGTTAAGCTACCCGTTTTTCAGAGGATTTTCCCCCAACGCCTCTTTCAAGACGAAGGGGTACTACGCCTACAGCCGAGGGTAATGAGCTGTTCTGGTTTGGCATATCAACAGTTATTTCAAACTTGTCGAGTAGCTTAAGTCCTTCTTCTAGTTCGCTATGTAGTTTTATCCATCCATAGCGCACTAATATGTGTTCTCTGTCTTCCAGTCTGTACCCAAATAAACGGACTGCGCCATCTATTGGGATACGAACGGGAACATTTTTTTTGAAATCATACATAACACCGTCATAACCAATGGTTAATTCGGTGTTACTACGATTGGTTACAACAACGTACATCAGAATGTAACTACGTCACCATACACTTGTAACGAAGCCGTATTTGAGTTTCCACTCGCAACGTTTACGTTTACATATAAGGCTTGGGTTAAATTTCCTGTAATAGCATTTTTAGTGCTATAGGGCGTTGCAAC